CTTGTCTCTGCCAGTTATTGCCATTCTTTGATACACCCGATTGTATCGGTTGTGCCACGATGATTCTTCCTTCTAATTTCATAATCAGTTTATAAATAGTTAAACACTATATGTCCGTTTTTTTAAGTTTACAAACATAATCTAAAATTCGTTCTTTGGTACCGAAACTTTCATCATTTCACCAAATGCCAAACCTTTTGATCTGACATTAATAGCAAGAATCTCCCAATAAACTTTCGGATATTCCTATACGATATTTTGCCATTTTTATCCGTCTTTATCAGCAGGATTTAACTTGTCTGACTCATTGATTGCGCGGCTGATAATATCACAATCAGTAAGTTTTCGTTGTATGATAGCCATACCCCTTTTGCAATTATCGCTTTGATTGAGGTTACAATACCCTCCCCTATATAAAATATCAGAAAGTTCATCCAATACTTTAAATGTGTCAGTGAGCCGGAGATATGTTATTCCGGTTACTTCTTTATTATATGGACGGACTTCTTCTATCCGTTTGTCAAGGGATAGGCAAGCAAGCTCTGCCATACATCTTGCAAGTTCTACTTTGGCAAGTAAGGCACTATTCTCAATCCGGCATTTGTCAAACTCCATTTTAATGGAGTATTCCATTTTAAGCAAATCAGGTTGTACTTCATCTGCAACATATTGGTTGGCATCAGCCATGAAAAAAGCTCGGTTTCCGGCTATTTTATTGATTTTCTTTTCATATTGAAGCATCAACTGTTCCAGTTTATTTCCTTGCTGCTTTACACGGAAACGACAAAGCCCTGATTTGCGTAATGCACTTAACATTTCTACAATTAAGGAGCAAACTATATCATTGGTGAACAATATGTTATATATTGCTGCCAATGTGATATTTTCAGCTTTCAACTTTTTGTCTTTTATATCACTTATTTTTCTTTCCATAAGTTCATGAAATCTTTATAGACACATGGTAGTGCAAAGATAAGCACAAACGCCTCAACAATCAATTTTATTAATTGTCCGGTTCCCATATCAATCCATTCTATTTTTATTATAATTCATTTTGGCTTCAATGAGTGAATCAATGTCACATTTGAAATGGTGTAGTGTGCTTAGGGCAACAATGATTACATCTGCCAGCTCTTCTTCTACATCTAAATACTCTTTAATATGTGGAGATTTCTCACCTGTACATTCAAAGACTTCGGCAACTTCTTCAAGCAGATCGCGGTGGAGATTGTTGTTACTATCATTGTCGGGATCAATCTTTCCACGTCTTACAGCACATTCATAAGCTTTTTGTGCGATTTCATTCAGCTTTTCCATCATCAATATGTTTTATCCAGTTATTATCTTTCTCCAAGAACCATTGCCAGCCATTTTGGGGTTTGATTTTTCGTTTTATATACCGGCGAACTGTGGCATAATTCAGATTTAACTTTTGGGCAGCTTGGGTTATTGACTCGAATCTATACCATTTGCCTTCGGGAGTGATTGCGATACACGCAAAGGCATGGGCGTTTCCATTAGACCAATATCTATGTCCTTTCAAAGCCTCGCTGTGTCTTTTTCTTATTTCAACAGCTCTCTCTTTGCCATAGTATTCTTCATAGGTTTTTCCTCGTAATCCGTGGTGATAGCCTTTATTGAAAACATTATGCCCGTTGACAACCCGTGTGACCGGTATTTCAGGGTCTAATCTTAATTCCATATTATTCCTTGTTTTTGTAATTGTCTCTTCTCATTTGGTGATAGCGATAGTACATGGATAAGTCGAGTTTACGAATGAAGTTATCATCCGCTTTCATGTCAGAAACTTTTTGGGCAGGTTTGGCTACTTCAAAGAAAATTCTCTTTACTGCATATCTTCCCTTTTCAAGAGAATAACATTGCACTGATCCTTCATAAGCATAAATAAGCCCGGAGAAATCAGGGACTTCATCGGGCTTTATCAAACCTTTCGGTACTATATAATAAAAATAATTGGTACGTTGGCCGGAAGTGACAACATCAAACTTGTTCTTGCCATATTTATCACTTTTCTTTTTGTCTTTATGGAAATCACATCTGCTTACTTTTACTTCATATTCATAAGTCAGGCGTGACCGGGTAACTTCCAATAAGTCAGCTTCCCATTTCCCGACAAAAATATTGGGAAAGATGCGGTTTCCTTTTTTATCACGAAAAACATGATCGCAAAAGCCTTGTATAATATCAAGTGTTTTCATCTGATCTTTGCATGTTCCTTATCCAGTTCATATTCAAAAAATCCTTTTGCCTTATCATAAAGTCCGTCCTTTATATCAGAGAAATACATAGCGGCATTAAAGGCTTTCAATGCTGCCACACGAGCTTTCTTCTTATAATAGTCTGCCCGTTTGACTGCATTCTCTTCTTTTCTACGTTCTTGCTGTTCCAAATACCGGTCAACCGCTTCTCGTCCCCAACGGAACATGTCTTCTTTGTCGGCAAAGGTGGCAGATTCTTCACGGATCAGCCTTTTCTCCGAGGAAATGACATAAGCTGATATTCCTTTGTATCTACGAATGGAAACGGCTATGTCGAAACCTTTATAATTTTGCTGTTCGACATAGCCGCCAAGAGTATAAGGGAAGTCTGTCTTTTCTATCATACAGCTTTGATATTGATTAGGGGCACAATTGTATCAACAATTTCTACCGTAGGTTCTATAAGCTCTTTTATCTCCTGAACATTTTTGTATGCCATAGGACTTTCATCCAATGTCCCTTCACATACGGAAGTAGAATACACATTGCTCATTTGGGCTTTGAATACATCCATTGATAATCTTTCTTTAGCTTCGGAACGGGAGTATAAGCGTCCGGCACCGTGGGGTGCAGAATAATTCCAATCTTTGTTTCCCTTACCACGACAAAGAAGAATACCGTCTGCCATATTCATAGGAATCACAACATAATCATTGGCGTATGCAGCAATAGCCCCTTTACGGATTATCATATCATCAAAGCTGATATAGTTATGGACTGTCTCAACGGATATTGCAGTGTTCCAGCCCAAAGCTTTGATTATACGTTGTATAATCAACTTGCGGTTGAAAGCGGCATATCCTTGTGCAATCACCATGTCACATAAATAGTGAAGCATTGCTTCATTTGTGAGATACCCGGAATACCCGGCAAATTTTTCCTTCAAACGCTGTATTTCAGCTTGCATGGATTGTGGTTCAACAGTGGACTTCAAGCGTTGAATTTCATTAGAAAAAGCTTTTTTGTCAAATTTGGCTATTTCGGCATGGTATTTGCAAACCTTCACACCAAAGTTCCGCGATCCGGTGTGTATTGTAAGAAATATATTATTGGTTGACTCAGCACGCCCCAGTTCTATAAAGTGGTTCCCACCTCCCAATGTACCTAAAGAGTTGTAGAATGTAGTTTCATTTATTCCCACCTTCTTACAAAGTTGTGATACATATTCCTCACTAATAACCGGTTTTGCCAGTTGGAATTTAGAGCAGAACTGTTCCATTCTGATAGATAAGAAGGTAAACAAATTCTCCCTTTCTTGTTGGGATAAGGATTGTTGGTTAATCTCAAATCCCATAGGTATGGTGGAACGGATTGCATGATTAATGTCCGGAAAAGAATCTTTTGTTATTGCGTTTTCAATTTCTACACATAACATTCCACAACCAATATCCACTCCGATATGATTGGGATTGACACGATCTGTAACCGGCATAGTGAATCCAATCACTATATCTACTCCTTGATGGGTATCAGGCATAACACGAACTGGAACACCAGTCGTAACCGGATTATTCAAAATGTTTTGTATCGTTCCGATAGCTTCATTTTCTATTGTATTGGCAAATATTTTACAATCTTTGCCGAATTTCCCTTGTAATTCAATCATAATCAAATCTTTTCGTTAAGTTTTTCAAGAAGTTCATTCGCACAATTTTTTGCGTATTCTTCATCTTCATCATGGAAGGACTTAACTGTTATCCAAATCCACGCAAATTTGACTTGCACTTTGTAATCAGGAATGAGGTATTTCTCTTTATTTCCGCTGTGATTATCTTCTACGAATGTAGTAGTTTTATTGATTCTGTACCGTTTCATCATTATTTATTTCTTTAGAGTGGCAATTTCTATCAAGTATCTCAATGCACTTTTTAACTCCAGTATCAAATCCTTCTTTATAGCCTTTAGTATGCTCGCCTAAAACATATATAGTCATTGACAGCCAAAATAGAAGTATGCCAACGGTTTTATACCAGCATGGTAAAGATACAGAAAAGGGCTTTAAGGTGATGGAGAAATCACCGATCCATAAAAGACCGGCAATGAGCATGAGTAAATATAAGATTTTCATCATTTATCATTGTTAAGTTCAACATATTTGCCTTGTAAAGAGCAATTCCTTAAAATTTCGGCATTTTCCCGGCCAAATGCAATAAGAACACTTCCACAACCGGGGCTGTCCCCACGTGTTCCATCAGGGCGAAAGAAACGAATCCGGTTACGTAGAAACTTCATTGCCGTGGCTTTCTTAAAGATGACATCTTGAAACATCTTTGAGTCACAACGATTGAAGAGCAATGCAATTCCGTTGCCATGCTCTGCCAAACGCTTAACAAACTGTTCAATAAGCGGACGGGAATAAGGGGGATTAAGCCAAATTCGCCCCCCCCCAATTTTGTATAAGACCATTGTCCTGCTTGTTGTACATGATTTTTGCAGTAGGCCAAAGAGGGTGCATGGGAGCACATGGATCAAGGTCAAATTCACCTAATGCTTCAATGATTTCTCGTGGTGTGTACCATTCATCGGAAGCGTTTGCAGATCGTTCAAAAGATGTATTCATGTATTACTTTCATTTAGGATTTTACGAATTTCTATATGATCGCAATTTTCATCAGCCTTTTTCAGAATATAAGCAATCTCTTCTTCCTTACTCATGTTCTGTGGACGTTTCGTTGCTTCTGCTCTCAATTCAGAAATAATTTTATCTACTTCGGGATTAGGAGTTTCGTATAATTTTTTAAGTTCAGCGGCTTTACGTTTAATAAGTCGCTCTGTCTTTTTGTTTAATTTCATCTTACAATATTTTAAAATATTCCTTGCATAAAAATCCTTTTCTTGGTGAAAAGTCTTTGAAGTCGCAACTCATGTATATTTCCTTCCTATCAGCCCAATGCGCCATGTCTTTCTGCCACTGTGGAATGATTTGGTGTGGATTGTTCAGATCACGAAAGGGTTGACAGTGTGGGAGAAAACGGCGGCTTTTAGATTTCCAGTAGTTGACACGCGCAAACGACTCTTTAAAGTCCATAAGGATGCAATACAAGAAATATTCCCCTTTATATCCATACTTGTCTATCAAAGCGGAAGCACGTTCAACTTCTGCAATTTGTCCCGGCGTATCGCATCCAAAGCGAATACGTTTAATCCATTTTACTTTTGCAAGTAGTCGGGCAATTTCATCCGTGATTAAGCGGGCATCCAGTCCTTGATTAAAATCCACTTTGACACCCAGTTTGATGATTTTCTCTATTTGCTGCAAGCCATAGTTTGAGGCCAGTATATTATTATCCATAAGGATAGCTTTCTTCCGTCCAGCTGTTATTTCCTCAATATCCATATAAGGTGAGATTTTCCCTTCTTTTTTAGGAACAACACACCACTTACACCGATTGGGACAACCACGTGTCAGAAACCCATAGGACAAATTGGAGTCAATATTGTAGATAGAATAATCAGGTTGAAGACGATCAACCTCAACTGGAAGAACTTTTTCAATATCATATCCGGTACCACCTTTTTCTATTTGGTTGGCATTGATATAATAGTTATAGTCAGGTGTGAAAGTGAATACTTTAGCTGTATATACTTTGTCGTATTCACATAGGGGATTATACCACTCCACTTGATCGCCTCTTGCTTTGTGGTAAGCACTGATTTTCATAAGTGCTAAATTGGGGAAATTGCTATCAACGGCTAAAATTCCGATATTCATTATTCTTCAAATTTAGGTATTGGCATCCATGCTATCGGTTCCCATGATGAAGGTATGCTGCTCATTGAAGAGTAAATCGGATTACCTTTGTACGTATCATGGATATAACCATCCATGCAGAACCATACATTGTTGCTATATGTACCGTTAAAAATCGCACCATGTTTACATAGAATGATGATGTCTTCATTTTCATCCGGCAACCGTTCCTTCACGCTTATCCACGGGGATTGCTTTGCCTGCCATTCAGTACCTTTCACAAATGCGGCTTCTGCAATTTCATCATGAGATAAATATTCAAAATCATCAAGTGATGTGTGCGTACCATAAGTAGTTAATGTTTCGGCACTTGCCATTCTTGCTTCTATTGCCGCTTCTTTTACTGTCTGCTTGGTTTCTTCTTTTGTCATAGCTCGTTAAAATCTTTTTGCAATGTTTCTATCTTATTATCCAAAGCATTCATATAGTTCTGAAAGAAATTCTTACCAAAAATCTCTTCCTTTAATGGTACATCATTGTGCATTCTGTTGTATGTAAATATCAATCCACCACCATATTTTATGTTACAACTTTCAAGTGCTGTCTTATGACTTTTGTATTCTTCTATTTTCTTGTTGAGTTCTATTGCTCTGTTGAATTTCTCTTT